GGTTTTAAGTATGTTTTCCAGTTTAGTAAATCTAAGATGCATGGAGGTAGGGTCGTTATATCTTATGTACCTGGTACGACACAGTCAAACAATTCACCTATCACTAATGTACAGGATTTGCCTATTGCTACTGCCTCGGGAGTTCAGATGACTGGTTATACAAAGATGTTTGATTTGCGAGATTCATCAACTGTAGAGTTTGAGGTTCCTTTTATACATGAGTCACCTTATGTGTCTATGAATGGTAGTATAGGCACATTGACGGTGCAAGTTGTTAGTCCTCTGAATGCACCGACCAATGCTGCAACCACTATTGATATGCTTGTATATGTGCAGGCGTTACCAGGTTTTGAGTTTGCAGCTTTGTGCCCGTCAATGATAGATGCAACTGACTTCAGATCCGATAACACATCTTCTGGTGTGTTTTTACAAGCTGGTGGCGTATCATCTGATGCTGATGCCAGCCAATTGACCATAGGCGAGCGCTTTGCTAGTGTCAAACAGATTGCTATGATACCTGATTGGCACGTGTTTGATCAGACTAATAACACTTTTCTTAATTTCACACTAGGGCCATGGTTTCGTAGGGATTATCTGCCAATTATAACAGGCACATCTCCTATAGCTAATACAGCCAGTGCTGTATTTTATGGATCCAAGTGTGGTCGTATGCAGGAACTGTTTGCTTTTGTGTATGGCTCCACAGAGTGGATAGCCATAACTGATGACCCAGATGGAAGTTCCAATGGTATCACAGTCTCTGTGGCACCTACGGATGGGAATTTCTCTGAGACAGGAGCGGGCTCTTTGTATAACAAGAATTTGACTGACACTTCTGGTCATTTGATAGTTGAACAACGTGGTGCTGTACGTGTAGTGGTCCCTCCTTTTGCACGATATCAGCGTATTCCCCATTACCCTTATAGACAGGGTGCGGGTGCCACGCAGGCAACTGCTCCTGGAACATATTCCACATCTCTAACTTACAGTATACATTTGTATAATATGAGAATTAGGAATAATACAGGAGCTACACGTCGTGTTGCACTCGGTAGGGCCGCGGCGGATAATGCCACAATGGGTCAATACATTGGTCCTCCTTTGTGCAATTACTTCCAGAGTACGGCCAGTGTACCACCCAATCCATCGACGCTACCGTTTTAGCTCCCTTATGGGAAAGGTTCGCACAACCTGCACTGCTATGAAGTGCTTAAAAGAGCTTGATACGCTTATGATCAAACTTAGCTGGAAAAGAAGGCCAGCAGGTCCCTGTTCATGGGCGTTATTCGCGTTGGTGAACGGTTGTTTATACGTAATTTCCGAACCGACGTCCTGAGTAGGGTCAGGTTTAAAGGGGTAATTTGCCCCACAAAAATATTAGGAAAAGCCTAATGGCTGTGATAATTCACACATCGCGATAACCGCGTTGATTTATTACATGTAACATTTACAGCCATTGGGCTGTATCTATTAATGCAGTTACATG